CTGCGAAGGTGTCGTATATATGCCTAAGTCTAGGACTTACTACGGTTGTTTGTGGGTTAAGAAAGAAGACCGCATTAGCTGGATGGAAGACTTTGGTAAAACTAGCCCGTGGGTGACTGGTCGTTACTCTAAAGTATCTGGCGAGATACGAGGTCGTGGCCCAGCACTACAAGCATTGCCTGATGTCCGATCTCTCAACAAGGCTAAAGAGTTTGTGTTGCAGAAAGCCGCTATCGACTTGGCTGGTATGTACACAGCTACAGATGATGGCGTGACTAACCCATACAATATCTCTATCAGCCCTGGTGTGGTTATCCCTGTCGGCTCCAACAATAGTTCAAACCCTTCTTTGCAGCGTTTAGATACAGGCAGTAACCTAGCCCTAGCGCAGTTTGAGATTAATGAACTACAGATGTCTATTAAGAAGGCGCTGTTTAATGATTTACGCGACCCTACAGGGGCTGTACGATCCGCTACTGAGGTTGCTATTGAGTCCAGAGAACTAGCTAAACGTATTGGTTCTGCGTTTGGTCGTTTGCAAACTGAGGTATTAGTACCTATTATTAAGCGTGTTGCTGCTATCTTAACTCGTAGAGGGTTAATACAACCTCTCCAGTTAGATGGTCAAGACATTGAAATTAAATTCACATCGCCACTAGCAAGAGCGCAAGATGCTGAAGATATTCTAAATGTCCAACAGGCTGTTCAGTTTGTATTGCAGAATGCCGGGCCTGACCAGGCTAAGATTGGATTTAAGTTAGAAGACTTTGGTACTTGGGTTGCTGAGAAATCAGGTATGCCAGCAGAGTTAGTTAGATCACCACTTGAGAAAGAACAGATTATTCAAGCGGGAGCGCAAGTTGCTCAGGCGGGTATGAAAACTGGTGAGCCACCAATGCAGGGTCAAACTCAAGTATGAGTTGGGATGAAATCGAAAAAGCCTCAGTAGATTCTGGGGCTTCTTCAAAACATAACGCTGAGAAAAGAGCGCAAGCTGCTGAACTGGCTAAGGCATACAACAGATGCTTTGGTAGTGAGGAAGGCAAGCGCGTGTTATCTGATCTTACTGCGCGTTTTATCTACAATAACGATACCTCCTTTGCGTCTGACAACATCAATTATGAGGCTGCATATCATAATGGTGAGGCTGGCGTTATCAAATTTGTAATCAACCAAATACAACAAGCAGAAATACTATGACTAAAGAAGCTAAGAAACGGGCCGTAAAGGCTACCGCAAAAGTTCTTGTGGCTGAAAGTGGGAAGAAATTTCTTGATGAAAAAGGTTTTGACATGAAGTGGCTGGATAAACTTGCAGAACAATACAAGTTTGACCAGTTTGATTATGTCGCAAAGTTCTGTGCTTTCCGATGTTACAAAGAAGGTAAGCACGTTGAGTGGATTGACGTTAACGCTTTAGCGTTGTTGAATGGAAAGCGTAAGTTAACTGAGATTCTTAATAAACATTACCCGGTTGACAAGAGCCGGGCGATCATTGAATTCCCTTGGAGATAAACATGAGTGAAGAACAGGCCGCAGTAGAAGAAACAACCAGCGATACCCTGCTTGACGCATCAGCCCCTACCCTGTCAGAGGGTGAATACTTCCTGTCTGACGGTATTAAAGGAAGTGGCGATGTACCTGAGTGGTATATTGCTGACAAGTACAAGTCCGTGTCCGAACAGGCGAAAGCCTATACCGAATTAGAAAAAAAATTTGGTGGATTCAAAGGCGCACCCAAAGACGGTTATGCAAACCCAGAAGGCGTAGAGGCAGATGATGCTCTGTTACAGGAGTTGATCGGCTTTGCTAACGAAACAAACATGTCTCAGGATGCGTTTGGTCAGGCATGGGAACTACTAACAGCCCAGGAACAAGCTGTTGCTGAAGTGGATCAGGAAAATGAACTGGCTAAACTTGGCGACAATGCTCAACAAAGAATTAAGACTGTTGAAGGGTTTATGAAGAACAACCTAGACCCGGAGACGTATGAGCAAGCGCGTGATCTGGTTACATCTGCCGAAAGCATACAGCTAGTTGAGATGCTGGTAAGGGCTACTGCCCCTACTAAGCTGCCGATTGATGGTGGCGAAAGCCCAACAGGGTTAACCTGGGCAGATATCGAGAATGAAATGTATAAGAAAGACGAGCATGGACAGATGCTGAGAAGCGTAGACAAGGCTCATGAAGCTAAAATTCAGAAAATGATGATGGATTTTGGTGGCAATGCCCCACGGAACCGCGTCTACGGTTGATGTCAATAGGGTTGAAGGTGTATAATTAGGACACTGGATACCCTCTCCCCTTGAGGCCCGGTAAATTTAGGTTGAACGCTGACCAATTTACTGGGTACTCAGCTTAAACCTTAAAAAATATTTATTTAATTTACTCTATTTTTTGAGGAATCTATCATGAGTAAGACATTATCCGCAGTAGCGGTCACAGAGTTTGACAGTATGGTTAAACATGCCTATCAGGGCATGGGCCTTCTGAAGAACGCTGCAACACTTCGTAACAATGTAGTAGGTGATACCTACAAATTCCGTCGCATGGGCAAAGGTCTTGCTAATCAGAAATCTACTTCTGATCTAGTAACTCCAATGGACGTAGCGCACGAGTTCAAAACTGCAACTCTTCAGAACTGGAATGCTCCAGAGTACACCGACATGTTCGATGCTCAGGACGTTAACTTTGATGAGAAGCAGGAACTGGCTAACACTATCGCTGGCGCTCTTGGCCGTCGTTGTGACCAACTGGTAATTGACGCAATGGATGGTTCTACCCCATTGACTACCACTGTTGGCAAAGACGTAGGTGGTGCTAACACTAACTTGAACATCGCTAAGGTTGTTAAGGCTCAGGTTGAGCTGCGCGACCAGGGCGTTCCTAACACTGAGCTGTTTGCTGCTGTAAACGCTTTGGGTCTGGGCGGTCTGCTTAACGATGAGAAAGCAACTTCTGCTGATTATCAGACTATCAAAGCACTGGTTAACGGTGAGATCGACACTCTTGCAGGATTCAAGTTTATTATTCTTGAGTCTCGCACTGAAGGTGGTCTGACTGTAGCTGCTAACGTAGTTGATTCTTGGTTCTTCCAGCGTCCTTCTGTTGGCCTAGCCATCGGTATCGACATGAAGACCGAAGTTGATTGGGTTGCCGAGCGTACTTCTTGGTTGTGTAACGGTATGCTGAAGGCTGGCTCCGTTGTACGCGATGAAGGCGGTTTGGTTAAAGTTCAATATCGTCAAGACGTATAAGGAGTACTATCATGGCTTTTGCACGATCAGGTTTATGCCGCTTAGGCGGTTCGGGTAATGGTGGAGCGTCTTGGCAGTATTCTACTGCTGATGCTACCTCTGCCGTAGTAGCTGATACTAACTACTTTGCTAACGCTAAAGATGAACTAGCGGCTGGCGATGCAGTAATTGTTATCGGCACAACTGGTGGAACTCCAACTGGACGTATTTCATACGTTGAGTCAAACGACGGTACTACTGTTGTTATGGCTGCTGGTGTGGTTATCACTGCGTAAAACTGACTGGGGGCTTCGGCCCCCTTTCTTTCAAAAGGTAAATCATGGCCGCTAAGATTAATTTAATTTCTAATGCTCTTATTCTCATAGGTGATTTGCCAATTACATCGTTGGTAGGTGATACGCGAGCGCAAGTAGTTGCAAGCAACCTATACGACAACATAGTACAAAATGAGTTAACCAAGTATCGTTGGGGCTTTGCTCGTAAGAAAGCACAGCTTGCCAAGATCAATGGAACTCCTGTAGGGACTGAGTACGACACAATGTACCAGCTACCCTCCGACATGCTGACGTTAATCAAACTTAACCCCGGCATCCCATATCAAATTCTTGGTGATCGCGTCTACTGTAACTACAGTGGTGATCTATTCTGCGATTACATCTATAACGTGTCTGAGGCTGATTGGCCTGTCTACTTTGCTAAGATGATTGAGTACGCCCTGGCTATGGACTTTGCTCCATCTATCCGGGACAGCGCAACATCTATGGAGATAATCTCTGGAGCGTATGTAAACGCTAGTAGGATGGCAAGGTACACAGATGCTCAACAGCACCCAGTAACGCCTATCCAGGATCGCCCATTCGTTAATGTGAGGTTCTAATGGCTAAGAGTCATGTCCTGCAAAACAGCTTTGTAAGCGGTGAACTGTCGCCTATCGTAAAGGGTCGCACTGATCTCGACCAATACTACCAGGGCATGGAGACTGCTGAGAACGTAGTGACTGTTCCTCAAGGTGGTGTTAAACGACGACCCGGCTTAAAGTTTGTAGATGACCCTGTTCAAACAGGCGATTTCCTGACATCTGGCGAGATCACTGCCACCTTTGCAAACGGAATGGGCAATGCTGCTAACATTAATGATGGAAATGATGCTACAAGCAGTGCAACAACTCAAACTATTGGTACTACCCAAAGCTATGTTATTGCTACTTATGAATTTACCGCCCAACCTATCGGGTTTATTGATGTTCGAAATGTTGCCTTGCAGGGTGGGTCTGCAACTGACTCGGTTAATCTTGTAATTGAAGTAAATCTAGGTGGTTCGTGGACTAATATTTACAACAAAAACATAACCCAGACCCCGCAAAATTTAAGAGTTTATGCAAATCAAAATACTGATAAGGCCAGAATACGCCTAAACAATGTCAGCCCAACAGTTAATCTTCCAAATTCAACTGTAGTTCTAAGCGATTTTAATGTTAGGGAAAAACATACCGGAAGTTCTAGCACTGTTTTTATTGAACCTTTTGAAATTGGTATCAATGACCAGTATCTGATGGTGTTTACGTCAGGGAATTGCCGCATATTTAGTGTTAATAACAACACTGGAGTTATTCTTTTAGAACAGGATTTAAAGACAGACCTAACCCTCTACTACCCGGATAGTGTTGCTGTAAATGAAAATGTTGCATTGTTATTTGGGACTCATGCGCCAAAACGAATTGTGTTTAATGATCTTACCCCGCAAGACAATTTAATACAATTTGCTTACGACACACCAACATTTACTAACATTCCACAGTTCGACTTTAATGATGCAAGTAGCCCCACACCTACCAATGAAATACAGGTGATGACACTTTCTCATGGAAGTGGGCATACTTGGAAAGATGGTGATCGATTTCAGATTGATATTGAAGGGGTGTTGAGTAAAAACATCTCATTTGCTGGTGACGGTAATACTGATGAACAAAACTCTACCGTATTTAATATACAGAAAAATCTACAAGAGATGCCTATCTTTGGTGAAACCGGGATAGCTGTTTCGCGAACAGGAACGAGACAATACACCATAACAATCAGCGGTGAGTCTACTAAAGCGTTTAAATTGTTCAGTGGATTTCCTACACTTGGGAGTGGTGACAATCTTGTTGA